TGCAATTTTTCCAGCCAATGGTTGATTACCAGCTTCAAAATAAATGTTTTGTGCCATGCAATAAATTTCATTATTTGCATCGCTGGCTTTTACCTTTGTAGGAAATAAAAGAATAAACATTAAAAATGCTCCAAATCCCATACCATATAAAAAAGCTTTAAATACGCTTTTTTCTTCGTGTTTATGCATCATATATGATTCCTTCTACCCAATTTTCTGCTGTATCTTCAGCATATTTTTCAGAATAGTTATGTACTTTTCTTGTTGCTTGAAAATCAGTACCTTCAAATAAGTCTACTTCAAAGCCAAGTTTTGTATTATATACTTTAGCCATTCTATTACCTTTTTGATATTGATGATATAAATCTCTTTCTTTCATTATTACTCCTATATATTATTTTTAAACACGAAATCGATAGCTCGTGCAGCTTCTTGCTCTAAATCTCTTTTAGCATACCAATGACCAGTATCTAAGTCTAAGTCTCTACAAATATACTCTATTTCTTTTGCAGTTATTGGATAACCTTTACTCATTGCATTGCCGGCAGTTGTTAACATAATTTGATACATTTTAGAATACCAGCCGGTACCTGTGATACCTTTGTATTCATCAATTTGTTTTTTATTTACGAAAGGACAATCACGATAAGATGTCCATGTATAGTTTGTATTATTAAGTTGATTCTTCTTTCTTTCCAATAAAGCTTTTTGTATTGCTGGCGGAAATCTATCGAACATTGTTTGATTGGGTTTGACATATGGATGATTTTCCATAAGTGTTTTAGGATTCATGACTTCGCCATCATGAGAAAATATAAAGTTAAAACTGTTCTTATATTGAGCAGGAACATAATACATTCTACTTAAGTCTTTTGTTTGAGCATCTGCGATATCGCCAATCTCTTTGTTAAGAGCAAACCAAAAATGTTTAATATCTTCTTTTTCAACTTGTTCAGTTAAAGGAAATACTAATCTAAATTTTGGAGCTTCAACTGTAGATGAAGCAGTTGAATAGCAAATGTATCTATATTGAGAATACTTTGCTTCAATATCTTTTAAGTCTCCTGTAAAGTCATCAATATCTAAAATACCAAAGCCACCCCATGCAACTACATTATCATTTGCACGAGTTGTATCAGGTAGATATATTGCTGGACTAATTAAAGGAGCGTCCTTTTTTGTAGGATACTTTGTTGATTTGGATAGCTTATATAGAATAGCCTCGAACTCGTCGAAACTATTATAGTCCATACGCTTTATTGTTTTGTTATCGTATATGCTATCAAATATCGTTAAACTTACCATGATTTTCTTCGTGTGAAGGAGCCTCCCAACCTTCTGGCTTAATTAAGTCTGGCAATCCAAGTGGATTTGGTCTTGATTCTTTTACACCTACTTCTTTTGATAGGTTTGCTTTAAGCACTTCATCCCATGCTTTATACGCATCAATGCCAAACGCATCAAGAGTACCAATTGCAACAACGCATATATCAATAAGACCATCAACAATTTCTTCTGAGTCTTTATGTGTAAGAGCTGCTTCTGTTTCCATTAGTTCTTCTCTTATAAACTTAACTCTAAATTCAAGATACTTTCTTAGCTTTTCAGCGTTGTCTTTATTATCATGAATCCATTTATGCACACCATATTTGTATTGCATATCGGATATATCTTTTACCCAGTCTTTGCTCATGAAATAATTCCTGGTTTTGCTGTTACGATTCCACTATCCATTTGTCTTACCTGGTCAACTAACTCATCAACTGGTTCTACAATAAAGACAACAAACTTTCTATCAATTGTAATACCATCTTTTGCTTTTGTATAAGCCATAAATGGCATGAATCCTATTTTGCCTTCACCGGCAGGAATAAGTGAATAACCGTTTTCAATAACGATATCATTCTCGTTTTCTTTTACCTTACCGATAACTTCCTCACCTGAGGACAATCTAACTAATTTCATATTTTTCTCCATAGTAGTATATTATAACACATTTTTACGCAAATGTAAACGTTTTTATCCAAAAAAATCCTCCAAGCTTGCTACCTCTGCTGAAGTCCAGCCAATAGCTTCCAAGACCGGCTCAATCGGGTCAAGGAATGTTTTTTGAAACTGTAGTTCATGGTCAATGTATTTACGTAAGCCAAACTCATCTGGAAGATAAGATGGGAAAGCAATTACATTTTCATGTATTGAATTTGGTTGACGAAGATATAAGAACTTAATCTTTTCGCCATTGTTTATAAGTTCGTATTTCTTATTAAGCGCCATGTCTCCTACTAGCTTATTGTAAAGGATTGCGCCACGAACATGAATAGGAGTACCTTTTTTATAAAGAGTATTCCTATCTTGAAACTTCTTGACTTGAGTCACACCACGTGGAAATGCAATCTGGTCTGGGTCAAGAGTTTTGAAATAGTTTTTGAACTGTTCAATAGCTTCTTGTACTGACCTTTCATCTTTTTCCATAATGACTTTGAATATCTCTTTAAGAGCATCCCTGCATGGTTCTGGTGTAGATGACTTGATAGCTTCAATACCCATAATCTTTAGCTTAGGTTCAGCATATCTTACGCCTTCGTTATCATGGACATTCATAATGTATCTTTTCTTTGCTGTCCAAAGAGCACGGTCTGCTATAGCTTCACGTTTCATTACCATACGATTGTTAACACCACCAAGCATTCCATATAATTCATCATATGACTTTTCTAGCTCTGGTTCAAGAGCTTCGCTGCAAACTTTGTCTAGGAAGTCAATTGTATTTTCAGGTTTGAACTTTTGTACGAAATCATCTAGGCATACATACAACGAATCTGTGTCGATTGCAATGACAAAGTCTTTCCATTTTTCAGTTTTGAGCACTCGATTGAGATAGGAGTTGATGGCGTATTCGGCCCATCGAATTGTAAGTTGTCCGGTGAGGGTAATGGCTTCTGCGATTCTTTGGTCAAAGAACCTAAAATACCTATTCCCAAGAGCACCATAGAGAGAATTAAGGAGAATCTTAATCGACATTTGTCTGTTCTCGGCGATAGCGATATCTCGTTCGATTCTGTATATTTCTTGTTTATCATTTTTATCTGCGGTTTGTAGTTGTCTTTGTGCATCAATCATTTCTTGTTTGATATCAACACGCTCTTTATACATTTCATCGATAATGAATGGTATTATACCTGGTTTATTTGTATTAAAATATTGACCATTAGCTGCCAAAGCTTTACCGTTATTGTTAGGCTTTTCAGATTTGGTAAGTACATTTTCAATATCGAACTGTGTAATCTCTCCATTAGCAATAGTTTCTGGCGACATATTATATTGCATAATAATCGACGGATAGAGAGAGTTTAAATCAAAAGATACAACATTATCATGTATGCCAACCTGCGGTTCTTTGACAAAGCCGCCAGGATACATGGTCTTTGTTTTATCTTCAATGAATGGTACAACAATATTATTGGCAAACAATCTGCGATAGATAATCGTATCCCATATCAATGTTGTGCCAAATGTATCATTGTAATTTACTCCACCTTTATATGCCATTGTCATACAAAGAGTAATCAGGCCAAGCTTATCTTCGATTCTATCAACTAACTCAACGTCTTTGATATTATAGTCAATAAACTTTTGATGATTGTTTTTGTAAAGAGTATGTAGGTTTGAATATTCTTCGTACGAGAGTTTCTTTTCTCCAAGTACGACATGAGCAATATGGTCAAGTTTATACGATTCTTGTGGACCATACGAATAGCCAAACTTTTTAAATAGGTCAAGGTAATCTAGTTGAGATATACCTTTGAGTTCATAAGCTGTTTGAGTCCTTCCCATCTTGGTTATTTCTTGTCTGTCAATCATTCCCCAAGGACTCAGTCTTTTGACGTAAGCTTCGCCAAGCATACGATTGATTCTATTGACAAGATATGGAATATCAAAGAACCTTGTATTCCAACCAGTGACTACATCAGGACAATATTGCTGGGAAGACCAATGAGTAATAAAGTTAATAAGTAAATCATCTTCACGTTCGAATCTACGATAGACAACCATATTGTCTTTCATATAAGATTTGTCTGAGTCATATTCGCCTAAGCCCCACACATAGTAAGTATTGCCAATGTTATTCTTCATTGCAATAGAAATAATTTTGTGGTCAGCCTTTTGTGGCTCTGGGAATCCGTCATCGGAGGCAACCTCGATAT